GAATTTAACAGAATCAGCATATAACTTTTCAGTTGATTCTTTAACTTCTTTATAAGAAGGAATTTTAAACGGATTAAAATTAAACATAGTGTTCTCCTTATATTGGTTTGTTAATAAATTCTAGTTCTTCGTTAGTATAAGGTATCATGTTATTTATTTAATTTACTTTTTATAAATTCAATAATTTTACTTACTTCTTGATTGTATTTCCAACCAAGATAAACTCCTAAGATAGTTCCAAGTATAAATGTAATCATATTATTCTATATAGCTGTATTTTGTTTTAATTTCATTAACTTTATCTAACCATACTTGCATAGTTATTTCTTCTCTTTGTGCTTTAAAGAATAGTTGGTCAGATTCATTCTTGTATGCTTCTGATCTTTTTAATCTTTGAGATTGATTATAAGAACTTATATAACCATTATAATTTTCTTGATTAGCAATTTCAATTTGTCCACCAATATATGAATAGGTGTTTGGAACATAGTGTTCTATATTTTCAATGCCTTCAATTAAAGTATGAGAATCAGTTGCTAAACCTAAATAAAAATTTCCATCTTTAAAAACATTATTAGATTCTATCGGTAAAGAACTTCCATACCAAACTATTAAATTATTATTATCTATTATTATGTTCATGGTAATAATGTTCCTATTGCTATTGAAGTTGTACTATCATTATTATAAAATGTTGCGTTTGCTGAAGCACTTGTTGCTCTAGTAATTACATTTGACATATATGTTGGAGAATTTGCAGTAGTTAAAACGCCCCCGCTTACTCTAAAACCAGCAGAACTTACATATATATAATTAGAATTTTGTGATAAGTATAAAGTTGTTGAGTTTATCATTAATGGCGGTGAGCCAAGACCAAAATATCCAGTAGTAGTTATTGTTGGTGTTGTTCCAGAAATACTTATTAAAATAAATCCAGTAATAGCATTACCAGTCCCACCACCAATTCCAATTACTGATGTTGAACTAAGTGCAACTCCCCACATATTATTTAAAGATGTATAATAAAAATTAAATACAGCGTTAGTTACATATGCTATGTCAGAAGCTTCAACATTTACTGAAGTACCCCAAGTTGGAGTTGTTGTTGAAACAGAAATAATATTTACTTTTGTTCTTCCAGTTAAATTAGTTTTTGTACTATGTTGATAATAAACAACGCAAAGTCTATCTGTATCATGGCAAACTAATGTAGTTGGTTGTGTAAATGTTGAAGTTCCTAAGTCTACTCTTGTTCCGACTGTTAATGTTGTTCCACTTACTGTTATAATATTACAACCTAAACTTCCACTATATGCTGATTCCCATTGACTAGCACCAGTAACTGTGGTTGTATTATAAACAACTGCAAATTTATCATCTGCCATTCTGCAACACATTCCATTATAAGCACCTGCAGCAGCCATATTACCATCAGTAGAACCAGTTGGAAAACTTAATGAGTTTTGACTTCCAAATGTAATAGTTGTTCCTGAAACTGTATTTGCACTTACTCTTCTAAGAACAAAATAGCCTTCACCAGCAGTTGAACCCCACATTAAAATAAAAGAAGAATCTGATAATCTAACTATATCTGCTCTATAAAGAGTTATACCAGATGCACTACCAGTAAGAGTTGTACTTTGTTGTGAACCAAATGTAATTGTACCACCAGATAAATCGCCTATTTTGGTGTACATAATTAATTGAACAGTATTTACAGGATTTATAACAAAGTTTGCTACTAATAATTTTGTATCAGTTAAATGTATTACTTTAGTAAGAGATGTTGCTGTTGGTGTATTAGTATTAACTGTTGAACTAATATCAACAATAGATTGATCTACGATAGTATTAACTTGCCAAGTTCCATTTGTTGTTGTGTTATCAATTAAAGTAACAAATGCAGTATTATTAACAGATATAGTTCCAATTATAGTTCCACCATTATTTTTAATATCTAACTTACCATTTATTGGAGATAAATTTTCAATAAAAAATACTGGAGTTCCTTCTGTTGTTAATGTTGTGGCATTAGGAAGTGTTACATAACTATTTGCTAAAGAACTTATTTGAACTTTTTGATATTGAGTAGATGCACTTGTTAATGTTAATGGTGAAGAACTTACGGCATTTTCAGTAGCACCAGAAAAACCAGCACTTGCTGTTGCAAATTCTAAAGCAGTTGCACCAGAATTAACTCTTAATGATTGTAATGAAGTTCCTAAAGCTGTTAATCCTGTTCCACCTCTTGTAATAGGTAAAGCAGTAGTAAATCCTGTTAAATCAAAATCCCAAGAAGCCGCAGTTGTTCCTGTAGTTAAAATACAAGTACATGTTGCAGTTGTATTTGCATTAATAGTTCCAACTAAATTAGAACCAGAAGAATTTACTGTAAGCGAACCACTTGAATTATTATGAATTTCAAAAGTATGTCCAAGTGTTAATGTAGTTACAACTGGTAACACAATAGTTTGTGTAGTTGATCCAGTAAAATATTGTTTATAATTACTTGATACTGTTAATGTAGTTGTACCAGCAGCTGTGGCAGTTGTTGAATAACCAATTTTAATATTATCAATAGTAGGTAATGTTAATGTTTTATTTGTTAATGTTTGAGTGTCAGTTAATGTTGTAACAACTCCAGTATCAATTGCTAAAGTTCCAGAAGATGTAATAGTTCCACCAGTTAAACCAGTTCCTGCGACAACAGATGTTACTGTACCTGAATTAGATGGTGTTACTTGTGTAAATGAAATTGAACTTGAACCAAGTGTAGCACTTGTGTCTGTAGTACATAAATGAAACGTATCGGCATTTACTGTTCCTTCTTGGATAATAACTAATTGTCCAGCAAGTTCTGTAATAGTATCAAACTGAGTATCTCTTGAAGCTGATCCAGAAGCTACAACAATATAAATACCATTTTGTGAAGCTGTTGTTTGATTTTTTAATAATACTCTATCTCCTGTTACAAGTGTAACTCCATCTAATGTATCGCCATTTTCTAAAGCAGAAGCTATTGTTACATCAGCAGTTGATGCAGCTCTACATATAATTCTAGTACTTAATCCTGTAACTAAATTATCTACATAAGTTTTAGTTGTTGGTTCAGATCCAGTTGTTGGTGAACTTAAACCTGATATACTTCCACCAGTTATAGCAACAGCACTTGCTGCTTGAGTTGCTATAGTTCCTAAACCTAAATTTGTTCTTGCAGTAGATGTTGATGTTAAGTCAGATAAATTATTTGCTTTAACAAGTTTTGCATCAAGTTGTGTTTGTATCGCAGATGTTACTCCATCTAAATATCCAAATTCTGTACTTGATACTGCACCACTACCTATTTTAGTTAAATCAATTGCTGCTGATGCAGAAATTTTAGCATTAGTAATAACTAATTCTGGAATTGAATCATTTGTTTTAGATAAAGCACCAACATAAATAGTTACAGCTTCATTAGCTAATGAACCACTATCCCATGTTACTGTTACAGTTGTATTAGTTGAAAATGTACTTGCATTTATTGTTCCAAATATAGTTCCTGGAGTTGTAGCAATTGCTTTTACTCTACGACCTACATGATAGAAACTTGTAACATCTACACCTGATACTGTGAACGAAGTTGCTGAAGCATAAGTAATAGTAAATGAACCATCACCATCTCCATAGATAACCCATTGAGAATCATTATACCATTCTCTAATTTCTGCAGCTAATCCTCTGAAAGCATTATTAATAGTAGAAGGTAACATTCCTTCTGCAACACTAACTGAACCTACTGTAGTATTATTTGCTGCTGTGGTACTAAAATCTTTTATTCCTGCCATATTAATCTCCTATGAACCATGTGAAAACTTTATCGTTTTCTGTGTTAAATTTATTTATATACTCATTTACTGCAACTTCAACTTGTCTTTGAAAAAATTCTTGTGTATCAAAAGAATATCTTACATTATCTAAATCTTGTTCTACTACATCACTCATTATCTTAATCCTGCTGGACTAGCAACAATATCTATGCCTTGTGCATCATCCCAATTAGTTCCTGAAGCTATTTTTAGATTAGCTCTAACATATCTTCCAGATTGTCTCAATGGCACAATACCACTTGTATTCGCAGCAACATAACTAGAAGTTACTGCAGTATCTACTAAAGCATCTCTAGTTTTAATAGCTACTGTCGAAGCACAATTAACAATTGGTCTTATTCCTGTAATTTTAGTTCTGAGTCCTGGAATAGGTTCTAGTTCAGAAGTTTCTATTTCAGCTTCTAATTCATTACCTGCAAAAATTGCTGCTTTAAAATCAGAATCAATTGCACCTAAGTATAATTGACCACCAGTCCAAAAATCTGTATCTAATGCTATATTAATATTATCAAGATTTGTAGATATAATATCCATTAACTCTACAGTATAAGCTCCTACAAATTGAGTAAATATTGTAGATGCACTTGCATTAGCTGTAGACCATTTCTCAGTAACATAATTATAAATTAAAACTTTATCACAAACACCAGTTGTATTGCTTGTATTATTTACAGAAGGATATAACCATAATGCAAGGTTATTAAATGGATCTACTGCTGCTACAATTCTATCTGAATAAGCTTTGTTTAAATCTAAATCAAAAAATCTATTAACTTTTTCTGCACCAATTGCTTTTAATGCGTCTCCATTAATTTCAAAGAAACCATCATCAGCATAAAAGAATACTCGTCTATCTGTTTGTGTTACAGTCTGTCCATATACAGCACCACGATTAGAAGATATAACGGAAAATCTGAATACTGTCTGTCCGCCAATATAGTCCATACGAACAATTTGATTTTGTCTAAATACATATCCTATTTCTCCAGATGTTATTGCTACAATTTTTCCACCAGCTCCTGGAATATCTTGATAGTCAGCTTGTTTTTTCCCAAGTTCCCAAGTTAATATATCATCTATACCAGTCCATTGTACTCTATTAATAAAAGTAGGTTGACTTCCTGTAACTAAAAAATTTCTAATAACTCCTGATACTCTAAATGTAGGAACTGTACCAGATGTAGCTATTGTTGATAAAGCAGCAAAGTTTGTTGATGTACCCATCAAATAATATTGAGGAGCATCAACTCCATTACTTGCTATAATGTAATTTCCAAATTGTGTAAATGTAAAAAAATCTGTATCAGTTCCAGTTAAAGAACCTTTTCTTGAAGTAAAAGTTCCACCATCTAATTGGTAAATATTTGTTTTGTTTGAAACAAAGTTATAGACATTATTTGAACCATCTCTAAATGAACCAGCTCCTTTAGAATTAGAACCAATATTATTAGAACTATAATCAACTAAACTTTTAAATGGTTTATAACCTTGAGCTGCAAAGTAAACATTATTAGCTACGTTAGCTCCTTTATTTAAATGTTTCGGTTGATCAGGTAACCATTCACCAAAAGGTAATTGCATAATTATTTTCTTCTATAAAACGATAAGTCTGTACCTACATCTGTTCTTTGTATAACTGGAGATCCACCAAACGAATCATTCTGATCATTATCTTCTAATCTTTCTAATGCAGTTTGATACATACCTAACCAACTTTGGCTTTGTCCTTGATCTATACCACCAATAAAATTAGCAGCATGAAATAGAGTACCATATAAGTATACAGCAGGGTGTGATGCTAAAATATAATTACTAGCATTAGCAGAAGATAGGGGTGTGAAAGCTTTATAAAATTGTAATTGACCTGTATAAGAAGCATCTGGGGCAGGAGCAAATCTAAATTGCTCTACTCCATTATCTGATTCAATTGTATATGTTCTTGGTAATCCACTTGTAGAACCACCTTTAATAGAAATTAAGTTTGCAGGAGATATGTAGTTTAAATGATATTTTGTGCCATTAGATAAAATATAAAGTGATCTTACAGCAATAAAACCAGTAGGTACTGTTTCAGTTTCACTATCAATTGTAATAGTTTCAATCTGTTCCATTTGTCTGATTCTTAATTTTGCATTAAGATCAGCTTCAACTAATTTTATAAAGTCATCAGATATTTCTGAAGTTAAATCAGATCTGTTTAACCAATTAGCTATAGAAGCTTTTAATTCTGTATATGTACTTATTGCCATTATAATTTTCCTTCTGAGCTTCTAAAATATCTATACTCGTTTGAGTTTAATTTTTTACGTAATATTTTTTTGCGTTCAATATGTGGTATTGCAAACCAATTATTAGTTCCATTATATTCTTTGGCCCATATACCTAAACATATATTTGGAATACTAGCTATTCTTTTTAAATCTCTCGATTTAGAATAACCATCATTTAATGTAATTAACCTTTTATTCTTTTGAAGAACAGGTTCTACATCTTGAGTATTTTTAATAGTTAACTTACCATCCGATTCTTGAATGTATGAAGTTTGTTGAACTCCATCGTAAGTAACGTCTCTTAACTTA